ATGATAAACATAAGACTAATCTACCTAAAGAATTAGATGGAGATACATATAAATTCTTAGTTAGGGATTTTGAATTAGGACAAAAATTATTTCCTGCTGGTATTCAGGCTTTTCGTTTAGGACTTGGACAACCAGCTGTAAACTTTCCACCACTAACTGCTCGTTATTTATATGAACACTATACCAATCATATTGATATCAATGAACTCGAAGACAAACAATTAAATATATACGACCCATCAAGTGGTTGGGGTGGTAGAATACTTGGTGCTATGTCTTCATTAAAAAGAATACACTATATTGGTACAGACCCAAATACAGATAATTTTATTGACGAAGTAGGAATATCAAGATACGAATATGTAGCTAACTTTTTTAATAATGAGGTATTGGAAAGTAATCCATTTTGGGAAGAAGAAAAAAATACATTTCATTATTTTCAAGAAGGTAGTGAACACATTGGAAACCATCCTGAATTCCAACAATACAAGGGTAAGTTGGATATGGTGTTTACATCACCACCTTACTTTGATAGGGAACAATATTCAGAGGATGAAGAACAATCTTATAAGGCTTATCCAAAGTATGATGATTGGAGAGACAACTTTTTAAAACCAACACTAACTAACGCATATCAAAGTTTGAGAAGTGATAGATATTTATTATGGAATATAGCTGATATCAAAATCGGTAAAGATAAATACCACCCTCTTGAACAAGATAGTATCGATATAATCGAAGCCCTCGGTGGTGAATATCAAGGTAAATTAAAAATGTTGATGACTTCAATGGTCGGAGTTGACCAATCTAATGTCAAAAACTCGGTAAAGGTTAATGGAACTTATTTAAAGTATGAACCTATTTTTATTTTTTATAAAAAATAGCTTGACTTTTATAAATTTATTTTGTAATTTCTATAGTAATCAATGAGGATAATAATATGTTAGATAAAACAATAAGTACAACTACAGCTATCGCGGGAATGGTGTTTGTAACTTTTATGAATGGGTACATATCAACTACCATGATGACCAAACATTCAAATATGTATAAGGAATCAAGTGATTCACTATTAGTTATAAATGAAAAACTACATACTGAACTCGAACAATTCTACAAGTATGGTATTGAAGTTGATGTTACAATGTATCAACCTGTATATCCACAGACAGATAAAACACCTGATATAACAGCTGATGGAACAAGAATTCGTATCAGTAAAGCTTCAGAATACAAGTTTGTAGCTTTATCAAGAAATCTTCTGAAACGATGGGGAGGCCCATTCGATTATGGGGATTTTATTTTAATCAAAGGAACTAAAACTAAAGATGGAGTGTATCAAGTAAGAGATACTATGAATCCTAAGTGGGTTAATGTTGTGGATATTTTAGAATCTAAGCATGTTGAACCCTATAAGTATGAAAATGTCCACATTTACAAAATGAATTGGACAGACAATTTAGCACTAATAACAAATAATAAATCGTAAGGAAATAAAAAATGCCAAGAAAAAAAGCATACAAATACTCAACTGAACCAATCAAAGTTGGTGATTGGGTTTTACCTACAAATGTACAAGTAGGTAAGTTTGAACCAGCATATCAATGTACAGATATAACAGAAGATGGTAAATTATTTACCGTTGTTCAAACAGAAGGTTGTTATCAACACAAAATGACAGTTGATAAAAAGAAATTAAGAAGGTTATAAATGAAACAATTAACAGAAGAACAATTACTTGGTAATTGGAATAAGCTGTTACAACTTGTAGAAGACACATTTGAAGGAGAACGAAAAGAACGACTTCTCGAAATGTATAAATACTTTGAAGATAGAATGGTTGTAGCTCCAGCAAGTGGTAAGGAAGAATACCATTATTGTTACGCTGGTGGTTATGTGAATCATGTTCTTCATGTGGTTGAAACAGCATTAGAAGTTTCCAAGACCTACGAAAAAGTCGGTGGTTATAAAGATTGGACGGATGAAGAATTAATCTTTTCTGCCATGCACCATGATTTGGGTAAGGTTGGAGATTTACACTCAGAGTATTATATTCCCCAAGATAATGATTGGAGAAGAAAGACTCTCGGTGAGGTTTTTACACACAATACAGAAATAGATAATATGAGAGTCACAGACAGAGCGTTGTTTATATTACAACACTTTGGTATTAAGGTTAATATGAAAGAAACTCTTGCTATCAAGGTATCTGATGGGTTGTATGACGAAGCTAACACCTATTATATGAAAGTGTTTGATGCAAGTCGTTCCTTAAAAAATCATATGCCATATATCATACATTGGGCTGACCACATGGCTACACAAGCTGAGTATGATGAATGGAAACGAGGTGACGAAGATGAAAAAGAAGAGATGGAAGCCCGATTAGATAAAATCAAGAACATAAGTGTGGGTACTGATAAACCTACACCTAAAAAAGAAGAAAAGAAGTCTAAACATCAAGATTTGTTTGACGAACTTTTTGGAGAAAGTTAAATGCCAATATTAGAAAAATATGAAGTTCAAGAAAATGAAGTTTGGTACAGAGCAGAAGTTACCGAAGAACAATTGAAAGAGTTCCAAGAAATCGAAGATGGAGAGTATCCTGATTGGGTTTGGGATTTAGATTGGGATTTGGAAAATGACCGACCAGGTAGTGATGAGGTAGTATCAATCGAAGTAGTAGAGGATGAAGAATGATATTAGAAATCCTATTAGGTTTGTTGGTTGTAATTTTTATTATCGAAAGTTATGTTATTTGGAATTTACTTAACAAGGTAGAGTTATTAGAAACTTGGGTCGAAGACTTTAGTGACAGAGTGGCTGGAACTTGGGAAGAAATCAAAACAATAGACTCCACTGGTCATTTCGAAGCAGATGACGAGGTCGGTAGTATATTCACATCCATCAAAGAAACAATCGAAGAATTAAATCAATACATAGAAGAGGATACAAATGCCAAGAAAAGCTAAAAAAGGTTCACCAAGATATTATTTCACACAAAAAACTGAAGATGCTATAATCCGTTACAATAAAGAAGAACGGGCGTATATGAAACAACGAATTTATAATGACCATATACGAAGAGCATTCGATAAGTTATGTGAAAACATAATTCATACATTCAAGTTTTATTACTTTGATGTTCCAAGTGAACAAGTAAAGCAAGAAGTGATATCGTTTTTGGTACTGAACATGCACAAGTTTAAAGAAGGTAAGGGAAAGGCTTTCTCATACTTTAGTATTGTTGCCAAGAACTATCTAATCTTACATAACAATAAGAATTATGCTCATTATAAATCTCATGATACTATGGATGTTTTAGATTGGAACCAAAAAACTAAAGATGAAGTTGAGAAAAAAGAAGAAGATGAAAAAGTCAAAGAGTATGTTCATCAATTTGTAGAGTATTGGGAAAATAATATTACCAATGTTTTTACACGAAAAAAAGATATATTGGTTGCTGATTCTGTTTTAGAGATATTCAGACGAGCTCAACATATTGAGAACTTTAACAAAAAGGCTTTATATATCATGATTCGTGAGATGAGTGGTTCAAAAACACAACACATTACTCGTATCGTAAATACAATGAAAAAGTACCATCAGAATCTATCTGAAGAATACATGAATGTTGGTCATATTGATACAACAAGTACTGGTTCATTCTTGTAACAAAATGTTATTACAAATTGTTACACTCAGTAACAAAATAATACACAATGTAAAAAACCACTCATTCGAGTGGTTTTTTATTGCCTACTTGTAAATGTAACAATAATGTAATATAAAAAAAGTTTTGAAAAAAAGGGTACTTTGGTACAGTTATTGTACTATATAGGTAGGAAGGTCAATCGGATTCTTCCAAAACAACTAAGTACGAAGGAGAACTGAAATGTTCAAATCTTTTTTAAGAAAACTAAAAAGTCGTAAAGGTAATTCATTAGCTGAATTCGCTGTGACGACTGCAATGATGGCTACATTAGCTACAACAGCCGCTCCAAAATTTGGTGCAGTTGGTGCAGGTGCTAAAGAAAAGAAAACGATGGCAAACATCGATAAGATTTTGACCGTAGCTAACAACTATTATAACCAAACACTATCTGAAGAAGGAAAAGGTAGATTTCCAGGACAAGAAAAATATGATGTCGCCGTTGGTGGTGTCGATTTATCTGAAGGAGCATCAACAGATGAAACTCTTGAAGCTTATGTCGAAACAATACTTGACCAAAAAGTATCCTATACAGATGACCTAAGTGAATTCGTATATGTGTTCTCACCATCAGCTGATGATGATGACGCTTTACAGAATGATTGGATGAGTCTTGAAACATCAGTAGGATTTGATGGTAACTCTGAAATTGGAGCACTTGACTTCAAATCAGACTTTGGTAACAATGGTCTAACATCACCATTTCAGGATGGTTCTTACGCTTACCTAATTATACCAGGAAGTGGTAGTGGTACATCAGCACAAGCACCTGTTCTTGTTGTGATAGATACTGAGAATCCATCTAAACTACATAAAACTTTAGTACCTTAATTCTTAACCAAAAGACGAAAGTCAGAAAGAGAAACAAAATGAAGAAACTAAAAAACCAAAACGGATTTACCTTGATTGAATTAATCATGGTAATGA